GTTTTTTACAGGGTCTGACAATATAAATCAAGCATATATATACATACATTAGGATCCCTATCTACGTAAAAGGGGTATAAGGACCTTCGGGCTCTTAATTTTTGGGCGCGAGTTGAGACCCCTATTACAATTAAAAAAGATAACCACGCGCCACGAAAAAAGGACCACGCGTCACAAATAAAAAACGCGCCCTAAATTTTAGGGCGCGTTGATTAACTAACTAAAGAGATTTATTTATTTTCTGGTAAAAATCTAATAAAAGAAATTACACCCGCCAATGAAACAAGTAGCCCTACATAGTAAGGTATTTGCGCTTCATCGTGGTGTATAAACATTAAAAGACCCAAAAACATTATCGCAAATGATACGGCAAATGCTACGGCTAGTAATACCTTATCCATTGAAATTAAACTCCATTTGTTTTGGTTCAGGTTTATTTGGCATTAATACAACTTGATTTCCCTTATATTTAACAAGATCGCCTAATTGTACATTTTCCCATTGTGCCAAATATTCAGACAACTGTTTTTTTATACTTATACAACTCATGGAATTTTTATTATCCTTTTTTAATTTTTCATGAGTTGAATTTATTAGATTTAATAAATAAACGGCATTTTTAAAACCTAGCTTTACACCGTCTATATAGATCGTTCTTTTTTCTTTTGTCATTATTTTCCTCGCTTTCTTTTTTTATATTTTTTTTAAAAATATATCTTGAATTTTTAAACTAATTAATTTAATAATTCAAGGATAATAATGGATAAAATAAAAATAAAAAAGGACAATAAATATGAGTGACGAAGATAGAATGATGCAAGACAAAAATTTAAAATGGTCTTCAGCATCTATAATTAATAATGATAAAAAACAAACTGTTGAAGAGTTCTTATTAAAAGGCGAAAAAGAAGAGCGTTTTTTAATAAGTGATGTTGCAACTCACGGTTGTAGTGGTGGCACAATATCCGAGTTAATTTATTATGAAGATACTGTGAAATTTTACAATGACCACGAGGAAGAGATCTGGGAAGAGTTAAGCAGCACGGCTGATAATCTCGGCGAAACTATACCCTTTATGATCTCTAATTTTAAAGGGTGTAAAAACGTTGATAGTGTTAAAACTTTTAAAAATCTTTTAGCGTGGTGGATCTGTGAACATATCGCTCAACGGATCTCGGACGAGCGCGAGGACGGATCTAGATCCGTCGCTTAAAAGTTTCTTGAGCCGTGGCCATTGGTTCACGGCTCACTAATTAGAGAAGATCTAACGAAAACGAGATCTTGAAAATGCATAAGGGCGTAGTTAGGTCTTCTCTAATTAGTGAAATTTTTTATTTTTATTTTATTTTTCAAGACACAAGCTAGAATTTTTATTTAAAAACGCGCAAGCGGTCATGGTTCAGGGATCACGGACAAGCGGATCTCAAAAAGTTTTACACGGTCAACGGATCACGGCTTTTTGCAAGTAAATAACCCACGCGCAACGGCAAGATAAAAAGAAAAAATCTATTGAAAATATATATTAATCAATACTTATTTAATAAATAACTCTGTTAATTTTTAAGGTTATTAACAATCCGCGCAATAGTTCTCAAAGTTCAATATTATAAAAATTTTCATCACAATATAAACATACATAAGGATAATCTATATTATTAATTTCATTAAATAAGAGTTCATTACATTTAGGACAATTTTTATTTACTGTATTTTTCAGTTTGTAATTACTATTTTTATTAAGTAAATTATATCTTTTTAAAATTAAATAAGGTCTAGCCATAACTTAACAATCCGCGCAATAGTTCTCATAACTGGTATAATCAGGCCTTAAAGGTTTTAAACAACTGAAACAATAACCTTGCATATTAACAACTTTGTTATCAATTATATGTGTCATTTGATATAATTCTCTCAACTCACAAACTTTCATTTTTTTAAATTTATCTATATTGTGAGGTTCTATTATTTTTTCAACAAAGTCTTTTTTAGTTAAAAGTCTTTTATTTGTTTTTTTTAAGTCTTTTATATACTTCATATAATTTCATTAACTCATAAGAATTGCAATTAAGAACAAACACCGCCAATTGATCTTTCATAGCGCGTTGCTCTTCTCGATATTTTTGTTTATTTTTATCAATAACTTCAAAATGTTCTTGTTTTAATTCAGTCATAGCTTGTCAACATAAGGGTCTTTAAAGATTTGATTTTGTTTTATTATAGTTTTAGCATTTTCTTTTTGTTTTAATAACCATTTTTCAATATCTTGTTTTGATTTTAATTTATTAGACGCTAATTGTCCTAAAAAATCATTAATAAAATTTATTCTTGCATAACCTCTTAATTCATTTTCGCGTTGTATATCTTGTTTAATACTTCTTAACATTACATCTTGATCGTTAAAATTTAAACTTCTGTCTATTTTCATATTATATTATCCTTTATAAGTTTATTTCTGTATATATGGGACAATAAACTATTGTCCCATATAGTCAACTGTTTATTTAGACGGCAATAATAAACTATTTGGAATATCAATTTTAATTCCAGCCGTTTGTAGTTCATCTTTTAACGCCTCAACTACTGGTGTAATATGCGATCCAGTATGTAATATTAGATTGCAACGCTCTCTTTTATGATCTAAAGCATTTAATATTTTATGCCTTTTTTTAAGTGTCTTTTTACACTCTTCAAAACATAATTGTTTTAAATGTTTCATAACAAAATCTATTGGATCATTTTTTGATACTTGAATACCATAAAAATTATTTTCCGATTTTCTAACGCGCATTATACTTTTTATTTGATCCGCCAATTCATCCGCTACTTTTTGAGCCTCATACTCGAATTGATCCTCTAATTGTTTTTTCTTATTCATAAAGTCTTTATATTTTTTGACTTTCTTTTTAAAACTTTGAATAGGTTTATCAAGTTTTAACAGTTTAGGAAAATTTTTGAAATCGCGCTCAGTTTGTTCTTGCGCGTTAATCTCAATTTCTGTTAATATACTATCTTCTTGATCTTCTATTTTTTTTGAACAAAATGACTTATAAAAGTCAACATGATCTTTACGTAGTGGTTGCATTTTTTTTATTATCCTTTTTTGTTTTTAAATTATTAGAAAGCGAGTTAAGAAATTTTTTGCAATTCTTAACATAATTTTTTGATAAATATTTTTCATCAAAAATAAAATAATTTAAAAGGTTGTTTTTTTTACTTCTTACTTTCATAAATCCTTTATAATCCCTTGACAAATAAATGTCAAGCCCTTATATACAAAATTGACAATTAATTGTTTAATTATTGTCCTTGCAATAAAGGGCTTATTGTTAATAGCAATAAGCCCTAGCAAAAAGAAAGTATGAAATATAAATATAAAGAACAAAAAAAATTACTCGGATCTTCAACTTACAAGATGGAGAAGTCAAGCGGTTATAATTATTTAAGCGAAATATTACACCTTGCGCCCTCTAATATAGGCGGTGTTAATATATGCGCTAATGCAAGTCCTTTATGTATAGACTTATGTTTAAATACATCAGGGCGTGGCCAAATGAATACAGTTCAAAAATCTAGATTAAATAAGAAATATTATTTTTTAGCAGATAGACAAAAATTTTTAGAACAACTTGACCGCGAAATAAAACTCTCAAGCGATAGAGCAAAAAGAAAAAAATTAAAATATACTGTTAGATTAAATGGAACTAGTGATCTTCCATTTGAAAGATACAAGCTAAAAAACGGCTTAAATCTTATGGAAAATAATCCTAACGTACAATTTATAGACTATACTAAAATTAGAAATAGATTTAAAAATCAACTTCCTAAAAACTATTCATTAACATTTTCACAAAGCGAGATTAACCAAAAAGATACAAGCGAATTATTAAAAACTAATACAAATATCGCGGTTGTTTTTAGAAAAAAACTACCAAAAAAATATAAAGGGCGTAAGGTGATAAACGGTGATAAACATGATTTAAGACATTTAGATCCTAAAAAAGTTATAGTGGGTTTAATTGCTAAAGGTAGAGCAAAAAAAGATTTTAACGGATTTGTGCAAGATGTTTAATATATGAAATATCGAGTTTGTATAAATAGGTCATACAGCGCACCTATTACAACGTTAAATCGTTGGTTAAAAGTCTGGAACCAACAGGCGCAAGCGCAAGCGCCTGTTGTAAAACTAACAAGCGACAAGCGAGCAGAAGGGATAATATGAAAAAAGAAGATTATGAAAAAAAATATAAAAAATTATCTAGAGCGGTAGAGAAATTTTTAAGAAAATATAATTGGGGTAAAATGGAATATTTAGAAGAAGATAATGGTATAGGAATTGGCTTTTTTAATGAAGAAGATGAGCCCCAACACATTAAAGAAATTAGTAAATTATATAAATTATTATAATAAATAAGCAAGCGAGCAGAAGGGATAATATGATAACAAATGATATGATACACAATGAAGACTTTGAAGGTAGTTATTTTTCAGATGATGTTGCCGTCAAATGTGATTTACAAAATGGTAAAATTAATACTGTGGCTTTTTGTATTTGTCCGAAAACAGCAGAGGATATGGCAAAAAGTTTAAATTTATTAGACCATTTAGAACAAGACGGAATAGAATTAAAACAACAAGCAAGCGAGCAGAAAGGATAATATGACAGAGAACGAAACATTAAAAAATAGACTTGCTGAATTAAGCAAGCAAAATACATTACTAGCAGATCATTTAGCTAGTATGTGTTGTCAAGCAGATGAAGACACACCAAGCGAATATAGGACTAGACATTTTAGAAATACGATGGATGGTGCTTATGAATATTTAGAAAAAATAAATTACTTTAAGAGGGACAAATGAAAGCACTTAATTGGAGTTTAAAAGTAGCTTGGCAAAACGATAATTCAAAACCATCTACATGCGTATCTGAGCATATTGTAAAGATACCTAATGAATTAGCACAAGCTATAGATGATTTTATTACTGAGTTAGAAAAAGAAAAAAATAAAAGTGAAGAAGAAATTAATTGACCCATACGTTTAAACATCCGAAGTATTATAAAGAACTCAAAAAGAATCAACCACCAAGCGATGACAAAAAAGATACTGAACCTTCAAGCGAAGAAGCAACAGGCTCAAGCGAAGAAGACAATCCAGAATCGACAAGCGCAAGCGATTGATGGCCCTCGAATAATAAATGCTTATCCTTATGTTCAACCAAGATAAATGTATTCTTGGGATGCTTGACATGAAATGATATTTGGTGAGGGGACAGGCGAACCTTTTTGCCTTTTGATACCTTTAACTCTACTGTGAAAAAGTAGCTGTTAGCATTATACCCCAGTAAATCAGGAGTCCCAAGTAAGCTATAATTCTCAATTCGAATCCAAGAAATAGTTTTAGATATGTTTTTAAGTTTTTTATATAGTTTAGCTTCTGGCCCCATTGCATTGGGTTTTCTCCTAGTTAATAGTCTCTTACATAACCAGGTGGTAAAATTAATTTTTCTTCTCGGTTTGGTTTTAACACTACACGCAAGGAGTTATCCATCGGATTATTACTTTGGTGAACTTCAATCCGTTTGATCTCCTCTAGGTAGCCTTTACGAGTCATGATATATATCTTTGCATCACTGACTGCATTACCTCTACGACCTTGTTGTCCTTCAGTAAACTTATCTAAATACTCTTGCAGGTGTCTAACGTACATTAACTTTATTCAACCTGACTTGTAAATCCTCTATCACTTTTTTATAACCGTGCAATAGATTTTTGTTTATTTCGTTTTCAGATAAAACTTTTTTTAATTGCCATATCTCTTTTCTTTGCTCTTCAACTAAAGTTTTATACCCTTCAATAGTATCATGCAATTCTGATGTCGTTCTATGAACTTTCATGATTGACAATATAGGATAGTTAGCTTAAATTGTCAAATATGGGTGTACCTAAAAGACTGACAGAAATGCAAAGAAAGTTTGCTGAAATACTTGTGTTTGGTGACAAAGACGGTAGAGCAGTGACAAAAACAGAAGCCGCAAAACAAGCAGGATTTAGTCCTAATCGTTGTAGGCAAGAAGGCTATGAGTTAACCAATCCTAAATTACATCCTTTAGTTGTAGACTACATTGGTAAATTAAGAGAAGAGAAGATACAAAAATATATGGTGACATTTGATGGACACCTTGCAGAACTAGATCGTATCAAAGAGCTGGCTCTTAAAAAAGGTTCTTTTTCTTCCGCTGTAAACGCAGAGACAAATAGAGGCAAAGCGGCAGGACTATACATAGACAGGAAAATAATAAAAACAGGAAAGCTCGAGGACTTATCAGAGCAAGAGCTAGAAAACAAAATGAAACAAATATTAGAGGATTACGCACCATTGTTAAATGCTAAAACTGTTGAGGGTGAATCTGAAGTTATATCTTCTGAATCTTCTTTACCCACTGACGAGGAATCATTGTCCGATCCCCAAAACTAATCTCATCGCTATCTTTGTCATAAGAGGCAAATAGTTTAATATGTTCTTTTGTTTTTTCATACAGCCAACCTTCGTTAATTGGTCTTGCTAATTTCATTCTATCGAACTCTTTTTCAGTAGCCCAGCCCGAATCGCTCACACAGTCGATCCACTCCACTC